TAATAAACTCCTCCCAATCGTCCCACAAGATCCTGTTGGGAACGAAAAAATAATAGAACGATGCATCAATACGATGCAAAACAGGTGCAACCAACGGTTGCATCCTAATAACAGCCTCAAGACCAAATTTAAAAACATCACCAGGGACCATCTCATCGACCATGATGGGAATAATTTCACCCATATCGCAAGACAATAATTTGCTGTACGTCAAATTGTGCTTGCTATAACCAGGACGATAAGTACCAACTCGCTGGAAAAGTTTATTCATTTAAGATCATCCTTTCCGAGATCGATTTCAATCGGCACAATAACCTTCTGCCGTACAACCGGCCGAATAGTCCCGTCAAACTGCCGATCACCAACATAATATAGCTCAAAAGCATCGGGACACGTCGATTTACCAACCAACTGACGAAACATACGAATGGCAACGCCATCATTACGCGCCTCATAAACTGGTCCGGAAACATCGGCGACCGTGTCGAACACGATGTACAAACCAATGACAATCATAAATGCGCTTGGGCGACCCGAGACAACCTTGGGATAGCCCAACATTTCGCGACGACTTAGATCCTTGTCCTTGAAAATTCCCATACATTACACTCCTCCGAGATTCTGTTCATCCAAATTTTTTTGGATGATTTTTTCTTTCCCGCGATTCCTCCTTACAATCGCGGCCTCTTTCTCGTCCCTAGTAACACCAGGAACAGAATCAATATAAGTATCATAGAGAACCGTGTTAATAACATTAACACGATCACGATTTTCAATACCAGGATACAATAACTGTTTATAATACTTAGGCAAAGACAATTCCTTACCCTGAAAAGTAACACCATGATTGGTACGTAATTGATCTGCATGATCAATTACAAATTGCTTACCTAATCCCATAGATTTTAGGGCAAACGGACGCACCTTACTACCATATATATCATGTGCCTTCGGACCAGATAGCATCTTGTGCACATATTTACAAACATACTTAATGGAAGAATATGTTACAGAACCAATAACATTAAAACCATAAGGCCAAACACTTGATAATAAATCAGATGAATATTGCCATTTACCATTAATAAAAATAGATTTAGGTTCAAACGATTCCCAAGGAACGTTTAGAAGAATACCATGATAGTGGGGTCTACCAAAACTGTCGCCATATTCACCAACACAAAAATAACGCAAACGATAATCAGTTAAAGCCTTCCTCAAACGCTTTATCGTTAGCTGCAAAGAACGCACCGACAAAGACTCATCAGAAGGCAAATGCTGATCATCGTATGTTAGGGTGATAAAAACACCACCATTAGGCGAAGTAGACAACTCATGCGATAATCGCATTGCCCACAAACGCTCACGCGCTAGCCGACACATATGACAACGACCACAAGGTACTAATTGTCCACCACAAATTAATATAGGTTTACTGCACTGCACAGCTGCCGCGCTCCCGCTTGGCAGGTGCGGGATAGTACCCGCACCTTAAAATAGAATGGGCATCCGAAGATGCCCACAAATTAAAACCGAATACCACCGCGCGAAGAACGGTACGAAGCAATCCGCTTACGCCCGCCGCGACGACCCTTTGACCGTTTACTAAAAGAAAATTTCTTTCTTCCACGATAAGCCATACTATCACACCTCCATAAAATTGTCAATACTAAACATATGTTTAGTATAATTAATTACGTAGATACAACGTATCTACATCTACCAAGAACCACCACCGAACAAACGCTCAAGCTGATGTAACAACAATCCAAAAATCTGTGCCTCTTGACCACCAGGCATACTGCCAGACGGCGCACCAGTACGCCGACTATACTCAAGATTGTGCGCCAAAATCGCCTTGGCCTCGCGACGAGCCTCGAATTCAACCTGCGCACGATCGAGCCCATATTTCTTAGCAATACTTTCCGAAACGCGCTTGATTTCCAATTCCACGCGCGCAACATCCAAGCCAAGCTCTTTTGCCTGTATGGTCAACTCCTGACTTTGCAGCTTCATAGGATTCATTGACCGCATAAGATCAATTTCCTCGGATAGTTTCATACGCTGCATAGCTTCAGTTTTCAAACTGTCCTGACTTTTTATAATAGACTGTTTCGCCAACGCCGCCTCAATCAACGGTGACACATCCATCCTTGGCATAGGCCCGATATTAATCGGACTGCTGCTCTGTGCAGCACTACCAGCCGCCAACGTTGGCGACAAACCGGCCGCACGCAAATCAGCGACACGGCGCTGTACAGCAGTATCCTCACGGTCCCATTGATGTTGCTGTGCCCAAGCCTGATAACCTACGCCGGCGATCCCACCGACAAGATTACCAACCATAGCGAGTGGATTTAAAAAATCCATAAAATTAAAATCTCCACCAGGCCCGGCCGGACCGGGACCAGAACCAGGAGAAGCACCAGGACCCATAAATCCAGGTACTCGGGTTCCACCCATCAAAACACCTCCTGACACCTACGGTGTCACTAAAACCCATTGGGTATCAAGTAGGATCAGGTTTTAGGCGGCTCTGCTGCCGCCTTTCCATCATCCGTTGCCACTTCCTTATGTACACCTCCCACCAAATTCTTATCTGGTGGAGGCGATCCCGCCTCAACTCCTCCTCGCTCATCAAGCGACTTATTGAGAAGCTCGTCACGATATCTCCTTTCTTCCAAAATCCTCAAGGCCGTTGAAGCATCAACCAAATCATACGATTTAGATCGCATTGATATTTCAGCTAACGCAGCATCGTTAGGCGTCTGACCATCAAACTGCTCCTTGCGAAACGCCGTCAAACGTTTACCAGCACGAACAAACATATCGACTATTTGCCGAGTAGTCAAATAGCCTGCACGCTCAACTTTAGTCGGACCGCCACCATTTTCCAAAACACGCCGCGGCCGCAAATAAGGGGTAGCAAATTTATCAGCCACCTCTTTACCAGAAGGATGCAAATTCATTAATTTGCGCTCAATCATAAAAACTCCTCTCTTAATGGTCCATCAAACCGGGAATCGACATAATCGGTATCGGGCGCGTAGCCTCAATAATATTACCGATATTGCACAAAAAACCGTCCTCATCCTGAACCGCAAAAATATCTTTGCGAGGAACACAATCAATAAAGGCCTGATTCAACTCGGGCGGAGCTCCAAACTGTCGACCGAGATGCCAATAATCAAAAGTATCCCGCATCTCCGCACAAACAAGATTCTGTTTAACACGAAGTTCATCATACCGACCCTGATAGCCGAAAATTGTTTTATTATCAGCCTCGACAGTGTTAGCATAAATCTCTTCTCGAATAACAGCTTGCTCCGCGAGATTTGCAAAAGCAGGAAAATAATAATCATAACGAGATTCTTTAAGAAACTGACGATTCACACCCTGAGAGTAAGCAGGCTTAGGCCTAATAACCATCAAACCAATAATCCAACCAAACTCCTCTGCACGATAAGAACCTATATAGGTACGTTCAGCCGACAAACCTTTGCCGGCCAAATTCCCCTGAGGAGTCGTAGCATCAGTTGAAGATGTTTGAATAACCTCAGACACAACAACAGGACACTTATAGCCGGAAACATACTCCGGACGTTGCAAACGATCATCCCTGGGAGCAATCGCAAATTGCCCCAAAAGAAATTCTTTATACCGTACACCTGTACGCGCATTCACTTCTAACCAACGCTGTAATTGTATTGCAAGCCTAAGCTCCGCAATATTAACAGACGTAGCAGAAGACAAATCAACAACATTTTTACTCAAAGCCGCAGCCGCATGCGGAGCAGTACCACCTGCACTAGATATAATCTGTGAGGAACCAGGAGGAGACCCTCCAAATTCAAGACCCAAAGCAGAGTCAGCAACTCCAGCCAAAGTCTGTCCGGTAAAATCTGCAAAGGTCGTACCGCTAATCGGTAAAGCCGGGGCAGGACCACGCTGTTGAGAATCGAGACACGATGTGAAATAATCCTTCTCCCACGCCGCAATCTGAATATCTTCCGTTAAATCAATATCAATCTCAGTGATATGATTCTCATCACGGAAATATTCATTATAAATCAGATTGTACGCACGTTTAGGGAAATCAACCGGCCTACAATTGACACCAGGGTCAACACCAACGGGAAGACCCATGTAGTCCCAAAGGGATCCCTTAGCTGTATCTGTTGGATCCCAATATGGCGGCTCAACAATCAACGTCTCACCATCAACACCACCAGTAATAAACTCCTCCCAATCGTCCCACAAGATCCTGTTGGGAACGAAAAAATAATA